GTCGTGTTGGTGACCGCATACGCAATACCGGAATACTACATGGGAGAAATGGAAAACTTCTCGATTGGGCTCGACGTTGACGACCACTCATACATCATCCCGGAGGGGGAAGACTGGGAGGAGCCCATCGAAGAGCCCGGCCGTTTTGGCGGACTCACGGCACAACAGGAGGACAGTATCATATCGCAATTGGACAAAAATGACTTCTGGGACGTCTAATGCGGTAAAGCAAAAAGACAAAAAACGGGGAGGACGTGTGATGCGCCCTCCCTGTTTTTGGATTACTAATCGTTTTCTTGTTCTTTCCAATACCGCCTTTTGACTTCCTGTGATTCGGCCCAATAGGCTTCGATGCATTCACGCGGAGATTTATCCGATTGCTTGATGTCGTCAAACGCTTTCATTAATCGCCGATTTCGTCTTTTTCGGTAAAATCGATATCCGCTTCGTTGATTTCAACTTTATCACCAGAATCAGCGGCGATTTCCTCAAGCCTCTTAAGAATCTCCTTGACGTTGTTCTTTTTGTACTCGTCAAGTTTATCCGGAGACAACAGCCCATTGTGCACGCACGCCATTTCCCCTTCGTACGTTATGTTGTAAGGGGAGGGCAACTGGTTTTTCGTCACCCTAATCTTGGTCACGATGCCGTACCTGTAGGTCCTTCCCTTGGCCGTGGCGTTCAGTTTCTTCGTGGCCGCCTTCGCGATGCCTCCGAGGTGGAGGATTAACCTTGCCGCGTAGAAGAAAGTCTTGCCGCCCTTCAGTTCGATGCTGGGGACACCGCCCAGTGAGTTCATTGAATCGTTCCATACCTTATTGACGCAGAACATGGTGTTGGTGTACTTTTTGCTGACCTTTCTGGAGCCCGGTATCCTGCCGCTGATGATGTCGGTGAACGCGCTCGAAAGGGCGCCGGCGTCGTACATGTTGTTCTTTACGCCTGAAATCGAGGCGTATGAGGATATGGTCCCGATTGAATCCCAGATGAAACATAGAGGCTGTGTTATTTCTCCTTCGTGCTGCAAATCCAGGAACCAGTTAATCGCCATCGCAATGTCCTCTATGACCGCTTGCGACCTCATTTTGCTGGTTTCCTTGTTCTGCTTGTAGTCCCATTTGCCCCATTGGAGCAGCAATTTGTCTTTATCGAAATAAATGAGGTCGGTATCCCAATCCACCAGGGCCTGGTATAATTCACCCGTGTCCTCGTCAACCTTCTCCCTGTAAATGGGCGTGGCCTTTAAGCCGCAATCTATCGCAAACTGATAGTCGAAGTTCCCCTCCGTGTCGAAATACACCGGCAGGATGCCGTTGTTTACACATGACGCTATCAGTTCGTTGACAAGTGTACTTTTGCCGGTATCGCTCCATCCGGCCACAAGCGTAAGGTACCCCATGGGAATGCCGGGCAGTTTCGTCGCCTCAACAAAAGCCTCGCTCATGGGTATGAAGGAAAGTTTCTTCTCCGCACTAGAACCAGCAAGGTCATCCGTTGTTATGGGCTTCCCGTCGTCTTTGACTACAAACCCCAGTTTCTCTTTAATCTTCCTTGATGTCTCGCTAAGCGTTGGCGCCTGGTAGTTTTTCTTTTTAACCGGTGGCTTCATTGTTCTTTTTCTTTTTGACGTTGTTGTTCTTTCATTTTGTTCTTAAAGCATTTGCGGCACATCGCATGGTACATGTCGTTGCCGCCGACCTGGACTTGGTCTCCGCGGGTAACCAGGTCCCCGTACTCGTTAACCCTCGCGTTGACGGTTGCCGTTCTTCCGCACTCGCAACTGGTCTTCACCTCCTCAATGCTGTCCGCAATCTCGAACAGCCTTCTGGATGCCGGAAAAGACCTGGTGAGGAAATCGGTTCTGAGACCGTAGCACATGACATTTATGTCAAGCGTGTCAACGATGTCGCTTAACTGATTCACCTGCGGCTCGGTCAGGAATTGGCACTCGTCAATGAGTATCCACTTCAGAGGTCCGGACAAGTCGGCGATGCTAATCTGGTTTATGGTATTGACGATTTCGTAGATGTTGTCGTCCTTCCCTATTGTCCTGCATTCGCGTTCCAGGCCGGCTCTCGACCTGATGACGTTTTCGCCGTCCCTCGTATCCGTCTCCGGCTTCAACGCCAGGAAACTGATGCCTTTCTCTTCGAAATTATAAGCGGTTGTAAGGAGCCGCAGCGTCTTGCTCGACCCCATACAACCGTGAATATAAAAAAGTTTAGCCATTCAGATTAAAAGGGTGGTAACCCTAGATTTGTGTCGTCTTGTTGTTGAGGCTGGAACGGGTCGGCCGGTGCGGGCGCCGGTTCGGAATACTTGTCATCCAATGCCTTGATATTTCCTTCGGCTTCCGCCTTTGCCTTCTCTTCCGCTTCCTTCCTTGCCTCTTCTTCCGCTTTCTTCCTCTCTTGGTAGGCCTCCCTTCCTATAACCTGGCCCTTATTGTCCGGGTCGGCCATCGGAACGTCGCCCTCGGCGTAAATCCTAAGGTATTCATAGGATTTCAAGTGATAGACATCAGTCCATTTTACCGCATCATTTACCCACGCTTCAATCTGAGCCTGGTCCTCTGACAACGGCGTCCTTTCGTCGTCGTCAACGATGTTGTACGACCTTCGTCCGTTCTCGTCCAGCCTAACAGTGACCATAAGGTCCTTTCCGTTGTAGAGGTCAAAGATGTTGTAATCCTTCCCCTTGCTTCTTGCGGACTCCTGACGCTGCTTGGCAATGCCGATAATCTGGTTGTAGATGCTGTTGGCCCTGTAGGGATTGTGCTGAAACCTCCAGAATTTGACGCCATCATTCTCCTTGCCCCTCTCGATACACCTGACAACCCAGAACTCCTTGGCGCGGTTAATCTTTCCGGTGTCCAGGTACTGTTCCCTTTCCGCCGCGCTCTCGCAGTTTCTCGATTCCTCGAAAGCGGCCGCTGAAAGTTCGCAATACGGACACCTTCCGTCTCCGGCTGGGTCGTTCTTCAGGCAGATGAACTTCTTCCATTCGGTCAGTCCTGTATCCCTGCTGGAATACCTTTCGTCCCTCTTTACCTTAACATAGTGACAGTAAATCTTGTGGAACGGAGTGGAAGCGCCCGGCTCAAACGGCAAAAGGCGAATCGTGAACCTCTTCTCCGTTGCGGGCGGAATCGGACTGTCGTTGATGTAATCCTCGGCCCTGAACGGACGGGTCCCGAAACTCTTCTTCTTCTCTTCATTCGGCTTCGGAGTGTTCTCATCAGCCTGTTTCATTACGTCGTTCAAATCTATATTACCCATAAAAAAATAATAAATAAAAAAAATAATTATTAAAAAAAATACCACAATACCACATTGCGTGGCTATAATTTCACGTGCAAAATTACATAAAAAAATGCAATTGGCAAAATAATTCGCCTAAAAA